ACCCCGCGGAGATCGAGGAGCGCCTCCAGGTCTTCCTGCCGCGCATCGGCTACTACTACGAGAACTGGGACACGCTCGTGAACCGCTGGCAGGCGGAGGTGAGCCCGCCGCAGCAGGCCACCCTCCTCCAGCAGGTCGCCGCCGCCGTGACCGCGCAGTCGCCCGCCCGGGTGACCGAGATCGCTGCCGGGGCGCACGGCGGCCCGGCGCTGCTGACGGCCTCGATGCGCTCGATGGCGGCGAGCGGCGCTGTCGCCGCCCTCGCCGAGGCCGAGGACGCGGGTGTGTCGCTGCACGAGCCGCCGCCGCTGGCCGCCATCGGGCTGGCCGAGTGGGCGCAGGCGGCGGCCGACCTGCTCGCCGGCGGGCTCGCGGTCGCGGTCGCGCGCGAGGCACTGCGGCGCTGGCGGCCGGGCGTGGCCGGGGCCGAGCTCGCCGACGGGGTGCGCGGCTACCTCGATGGGCTCACCTCCCGAGGCCTGCGCGACGTGCTGGGCGGGGCGCTGACCCGCGCGCTGAACGCGGGCAAGCTCGCGGTGTACGGGCAGCGGATGCCGGACGGCTGGCAGCTCGACCTGATCGCCGACGAGACGCTGGACAGCAACACCTGCAAGCCCTGCCGCAAGATCGACGGCACGGTGCTGCCGACGCTGGAGGCGGCGCAGCTCGCCTACGGCGGCGCGGGCTACCTGTGGTGCGAAGGCGGCGAGCGCTGCCGCGGTACCGTGCGCGGGCGCTGGACGAGGACGGTGCCGCCGCGCGACACTGCATCCGGACCGCTAAGTCCGGCTGAGTCGGACTGGCTGAGGAGGGCTCGATGAAGGTCGACATGGCGCGCCTGCGCAACCTGGCCGAGGAGACGCGTCAGCGCGTCGAGGCGACGGCGCAGCAGCAGCGGCGGACCGGGCAGTCCTGGTACCGCATCGAGAACAAGGGCGGCGAGGGCCCGGCCGCGGTCTACCTCTACGACATGATCGGCGAGTGGGGCATCACCGCCCAGGACTTCGTGGGCGAGCTGCGCCAGCTCAAGGGCCAGGCCATCGACCTGCACGTGAACTGCGAGGGCGGCGAGGTCTTCGACGGGGTCGCGATCTACGAGTCCCTGCGCCGGCATGATGGCGAGATCACCGCCTACGTGGAGGGCATCGCCGCGTCGGCGGCGAGCTTTGTGATCCAGGCGGCCGATCGGGTCTACATCGCCGCCCGCGCCAAGGTCATGATCCACGACGCGCACGGCTTCGCCATGGGCAACGCGCGCGACATGCGCGCGATGGCCGACCTGCTCGACGGCCTCTCTGAGGAGATCGCCAACATCTACGCCGAGCGCACCGGCACCCCGGCGGCGACCTGGCGCGAGGCGATGCGCGCGGCGGCCGGCGGCCCCGACGGCAGCTGGTACACCGCCGAGCAGGCGGTGGAGGTGGGCCTCGCCGACGCCGTGCTCGACAGCAAGGGCCGCCCGCCGGCCGACGGCGCCGAGGCCCGCGCGCAGGTGCGCGACGACGCGCCCGTGCACGTGCAGCCGCACACGCAGACGCCACCCCCCGCCGCACGTGCCGACGATGAGCCGTGGTGGGACCCGGCGGCGTTCGCCGCCATGATCGACGAGATCGAGCACCCGCCGCACGTCGCCCCGGTGCCCGACGGCGCCGCCCTGCTCGCCGGATTCGGCGCGCTGGGTGGTACTACGCAGCCGGAATGATCTCGCGTACCATCCAAGCCACCGACCCGCAAGCCTCCCGAAGGGACACGGCGTGAACGCCACAGCACTCAACCGGCGGGAGCGCCGCCTGCTCGCCCGCCACGGCATCGACGTCTCGCAGCTCGGCCGGGCCTTCAACCGCCTGCCGTCCCGCGTCGGCCCGCCCGCCACCCCGGCCGACGCCGCGCCGGCGCCGGAGTACACCGGGTCGGCCGCGCTGCCGGAGACGGCGGCGGACTGGGAGCACTACCTCGGCGGCATCAAGAGCCCGCAGGACTTCGCCCAGCGCTTCGAGTCCGGCGAGTTCAAGGCCGCGGTCAACAGCTACGCCGTGGCGCGCAACAAGGAACGGACCGAGCTGCTCGACCAGCTGCGCACGCAGGTCGAGGCGCAGCTCACCGACTGGCTCAAGGAGAACCAGGGCGAGGTGGGCGGCGTCAGCTTCCGCCCCGACCTCGGCACGCCGTCCGCCGACGGGGCCCGGCCGAGCGCGGTCTACAACAACCCGCGCGCCAAGGGTGCGCCGCTCGACGGCAACTGGCCGGACTTCTACACCTTCCTCCAGGACATCTGGTACTCGAAGGGCAACGGCCCGCTGACCGCCGAGGCGCGCAAGCGTCTCGACGTGATGAACGCCTACTCCGAGCGCGTGCCGTCCGAGGGCGGCTTCCTCGTGCCCGAGGAGTTCCGCTCGCAGCTGTTGCAGCTGTCGCTCGGCTCGGCGATCGTCCGCCCGCGCGCCACCGTCATCCCGATGGGCGCGCCGCGGCTGCACATCCCGGCCGTCGACGAGACCTCGCGCGTGTCCTCGATCTTCGGCGGCGTGGTCGTCTACCGGACCGAGGAGGGCGCCGAGCTCACCGAGTCCTCGGCCAGCTTCGCCTCGATCAAGCTCGACGTGACCAAGCAGACCGCGCTGAGCCACGTGCCCAACGAGCTCATTCGCGACTGGGGTGCGTTCGGCGCGTTCATGGACGCGACCCTCCCGGCCGCGATGGGCTACTACGAGGACCTGGACTACATCTCGGGCTCCGGCGTCGGCGCGCCGCTCGGCGCGCTGCACGCCAACAACACCGGCCTCATCGTCGTGTCCGCCGAGTCCGGCCAGCTCTCGTCCACGATCGTGTGGGAGAACGCGCTCAAGATGTACGCGCGCCTCCTGCCGACCTCGGTCGACAGCGCGATGTGGCTCGCCTCCCCCGACGCCTTCGTGCAGCTGGCCACCATGGCCCTGTCCGTCGGCACCGGCGGCTCGGCGGTGTGGCTGACGGACGGGCGCAACCGCCCGATCCTGACGCTGCTCGGCCTGCCGGTCGTGATGTCGGAGAAGGCGCCGGCGGCCCTGGGCTCCCAGGGCGACCTGTCGCTGGTCGACTGGCGCCAGTACCTGGTCGGCGACTACCAGACCATGACCGTCGACAGCTCGCCGCACGTCAAGTTCACCTCGGACAAGACGAGCTTCCGCGCCATCGCCCGCAACGACGGGCGGCCGTGGATGACCTCGCCGCTGACCCCGCGCAACAACAGCGCGACGCTCAGCGCGTACGTCACCCTCGCCGCCCGCCCGTAGTAAGCGCGCAGGCCGCGACATGATCTCCGGCCTGCGTCACGCCTCCTAGCTCAAAGAGAAGAGCACCGGCCCTGAAAAGCCGGAGATGCCGCGGTGCGATACCCGGCGGGGGCTCGAAGCTCCAACCCGTACCCCGGATCGTCCGGGGAGTAGGGCGAACGCACGGGACGTGCGGGAGGAAGGCACAACGTGGCATCTCAGCGCGGTCTCGGCCGCATCTTCGACATCGGTCTGGGCTGGGCCCCGGTCGACCTCGACACCGCCAACGGCGCGACCGGCAAGCGGCTGTCCATGGCGGTCGGCACCGGCGTGACGTTCCTGGTGTCGGTCGGCGTCGCCGCCGGCGCGACCGATGACCTGGTGTTCACCGTCCAGCAGCACACCGCCTACACCGGCGGCACGTCGTCCTCGCTGGCCACCGCGTCGGTGGCCTCGTCGACCGGCATCACGGCCTTCTACGTGAAGTCTGAGGCGCTGCTCGACAACGACGAGTCGTGGGTGGAGACCACCCAGGCCGACGCGGCGACGATCACCCTGGCCGGCGCGACCTACGCGGCGACGCAGCAGCTGCTCGCGGTCTACGTCGGCGCCGACCAGCTCGGCGACGGCTACACGCACGTGTCGCTCAACGCGGCGATCACCACGTCCAACGCCCGGCTGAGCTCGTGCATCTACATCGTGCACGACCTGGCCTACCAGCGGAAGCCGGCCAACCTCTTCAACCTGCTGCGCCCCGGCGCGGCGAACGCGTAGGGGTAGACGATGGCCGTCCTCAACAACACCTCCGCGTTCCGCAACGCCATCCTCGGCGGGCCGGTCGTCTCCAAGTCGACCGGCACCCTGGCGGCGTCGACCGTCGACCTCTTCGTCATCGCCGGCGGCGAGATCCTGATCACCGCCCTCTGGGGCAAGGTCACCACGTCGGTAACCGTTGCCAACAGCTACAAGCTTCAGGTGGCGCCGACCACGGGCCCGACGCAGGATCTCTGCACCGCGGTCGACATCGGCACCACCGACACAATCGCGGGCACGCTGCTGACCTTCGGCATCGACACCACCACCGCGCCGCCCGCGCTCATGAGCACCAAGTACGGCAAGGCGCTGACCAACGTGCCGGTCACGATCGGCAAGATCCAGTCGGTCTCCGCCGGCACCGACGGCGTCATCACGTGGTACTGCACCTGGGTGCCGCTGACCGACGGCGCGACCCTGGTCGCCGCGTGATCACCTATGCGGTGGCGGCGTTCGGTGATCAGTTCGCCGTCATCAAGATCGATTCATCGGGGCCGTCGTACTCGATCATCGCGGTATGCACCTCCGAGAGTGCCGCCGGCGCCATTGCGGCGGCGCTCAACTAGCACAGCGCTTAGTGGCGATCGGGGCAGGGTACGGTACGGCCGACCTGTCCCGATCGCCGAACTGAGGAGAGATCATGAGCGGCGTGTTCAACCCCAACGAGCCTGGCATCACGGCCACGGACGACGAGGCGCTGGCCAAGCGGCTCGGCCTGACTGAGTGGGACGACGAGCTCGGGCAGTACGTCGCGCCCCGCGACGTCACCGAGCAGGGCGACAACGAGGACCCGGCGCGGGTCGATGCCGAGCTCGCCGCCGACCCTGAGGGCCCGGACGCGCGCAGCTTCCAGCAGCGCGAGACCGTTCGCCGTGATGCCGACGCCGCGCAGCAGCGCGCCGCCCGCGACGAGGACCCGGCCGAGCACGAGCGCCTGGCCCAGGGCCTCGCCCCCGGCGAGGACCCGGCCGCGACCGAGTCCGGCAACGCCGAGGCGCTGGCCGAGGGCGACGAAGACGACGAGCAGGACGAGGACGGCGAGCAGTCGCCCGGGGCGCAGGGCCAGCCGACATCGTGATCGCGCCTGGCTACCCCATCGAACGGCCCGGCGAGATCGGCTACTTCGCCGAGCTCAACGGGCCGTTCGGCGACGAGCAGCAGCACGACGAGCAGGCAGAGGGAGGCGATCAGCCATCAGCGGATGGGACAGCCTCCTCAACATCATCCAGCTCAACCGCGACGAGCGGCGCGACTGGGCAGACCGGCCGCCGGTCGCCTGCCCGAACGACGGCCAGCCGCTCGAAGTAGACACGGAGGACAACCTCCGCTGCCGCTTCGACGGCTGGGTCTGGGACGGCACCGAGCAGGGGAAGAGGGGATCAGCGTGAGCGAGATCAGCGAGGACGAGCAGCCCGTCGAGCAGCCCGTCGATGAGCGCGCGCAG